CATATACTTATCAGGCATACATTGAGGAGGAGCTTTAAACCCATTATCCTCAATAGCAGGGACCACAGAAACATAAGGATGCAATCTTTCGGAGGCATGAGTTTTGCCTCTTCGATGGTAAAATTCAGTAAGGAGTTCTCTAAACAAAGAATATGTCCACTTGTAGTGTTGGGAGGAGGATCTCACCCACAAAGCACTTGGATGATTTCTATGTGTTACTTTATACATACCCTCCTCACCTGTTCCTGTAACATGATGTGCTGTGCATAGAAGTTGGGCTGTCTCCAAAACCATCTTTACACAATGCTCATCACAATGCATCTGAGCAGCTACGCGAGGATCTCTATCCAAGTAAAAAATATTCATGTGCCCATTATACCATAATGACTAAGGCTTGTCAATAGAATTATGACGATTCATCCCTAATAGTCCATATCCAACAATGTCCTGATAGGGGTTTTCATCGAACGCAGTAGGATTACTAGCAATCCTAAAAAGTTTATCAAGAATCCGCGCTACAGTAAGGAGATCATCGTACTGCTCAGGCTGGATCCCGTCTGGGTACATCTGTCTAAGACACGCTCCACTTCTCCCAAAAGAATCTCCGTAGGCTTTCTGCTTCTTCTCTACTAGATCCCCTACATCAAATCCTAATCCAGCAAAATCTTTATTTTTCATAATCCTTCTCTATAGTTAAAAGTAACTCTTTATATGCATCTATTCGTCCCGATGCATAAGGCTTTAGACTTGTCAACGCATCTGTCGTTCTATCTTCGTTCCAGATACGAATCCACTCCTTAAGTTGTTTATTTATATGTTTTTTAAAGTCTTTCAATTTGGGAAATACTTATCCCTGCCCTGCGTAACAGATCCAGACCGTTACTAGGGTACTCTTCTTTGTAAACTACTCTTTTAATTCCTGCCTGAATAATTAACTTGGCACAGTCATAACAAGGAGCCAATGTAACATATACAGTAGACTCACTAGAATCGTTTGTCGATCTAGCGAGTTTAGTGATTGCATTAGATTCTGCATGAAGAACCTCGGGCTTAGTATAGATTTCATCGAGATGGTTGTAGTATTCGCAGGAGTTATCGAAACCTGCGGGAGTCCCATTGAATCCTTCGGAGATAATTTGTGTGTCTTTAACAATGAGACAGCCAACCTTTTTTCTTTCTGCATATGATAGTTTGGCAAGCTCTTCTGCCATCCTCATGTAAGTCTGGTCTAGTTTATCTTTTGCCACCATAATATTCTACTGCGTACCCTTCTTCAATTAATAGATCGTTAATGTTTGTGCCGTGTGCTGGACTATAGAGTACACCCAAGTATCTTCCGTACTTGCCCTTCTTTTTTGTGTGAAGAAAAAGCATATCCTCTTCAACCCATTTAGTAACAATCTCGGTGAAATACTTCTTACTCGCTAATCCTCTAGCCTTTTCCTCTAAATCCCTGGTTCTACTCTCTGGTGTATTAAGACCATAAAGCCTCACCCTGATTTTGTGTGATATGTTGAATCCAAGATCCACGGTCACATCTAAGGTATCACCGTCTACGATGTGGTCTACTGATTTTACTTTATAGTCATACATGATGTATTATAGTGGTACTCCCATCAGGATTCGAACCTGAAGTCTACAGATTAGAAGTCTGTTGCATTATCCAATTATGCTATGGGAGCGGGGGTTTTGGGGGAAATAGCCTAAGTATTGTCCAAGAGGCTCTCTAGGATCGCGTCTGCTGGACTTTGATGTATAGGGACGACTCATATGACCTCCTAATTTTGGAGCCCTTAGAGAGCAATTTTATTTTGATGAATTTGGTAGGACGAGCGGGATTCGAACCCGCACTTGTCAGATTTTAAGTCTGATGCCTCTACCGATTGGGCTACCGTCCCTCTTCTTTCCTATGCAAGCAGTAAGCCAACCAAGTGTTTCTTCCCTCTTTAGGACGCTTAACCTTAATTGCAAAATACTTACCAGTATGCCCTTTAGGGAGCGGTAAGTATTTCTTCTTATGTTCAATACGCTCCAATGCCAATTTCTCAGTTTTAAAAAAACCGAACTTAACTTTTTTAGATTTACGCTTCTTGATCGTCATCTTCTTCAACAAGTAGTGTGGGTTTCTTAGTCTCTTCATCCAACCCAAGAAGATCCTTGAGTTCTTCAACAGCCGTAACCATATCTTCTCGCTGATCTTCCATGGTGGACAGTTGATCTTTAATTTGTTTCATAGCCATGTCAACTTGCTCAAGACCTTGCTCGGCCCCTTCTAACATTCGTGACAAATACTTTTCATTAACTTCATTCATAATAATTTTCCTTTTTGTTGTGTGTTGGTAGGACAGGGTAGAATTGAACTACCTACCAAAGCCTTATAAGGACTCTGCTCTAACCAATGAGCTACTGTCCCTAACAGGGTATTATAGAGGCTCTAGCGAGAGTTCTCACGAAGAAGATACATTATATTTTTGTGTATCTATAATCTTAACCTCGCCTCTAACTATTCTGGGAAGATAGTAGGGGTTCCCCTTTTTAGGAATTCGTTTGTTTAGAATTTCATCAGCAATCTTATCAGCAATATTATTCTTGATGAACCGTGCGATGTTCCTAGCTCCATACTCGGGAGAGAATCCGTTATCTACAATAAAATTAATCAGGGAATCCGTTGCTTTAATAGGAAGTTCCTCCAACTGAAGTTCAGCAATCTTCTTCACCTCCCCTTTAGTAAGCGAATTAAAGACCACAGTATCATCAATTCGGTTCAAGAACTCAGGACTAAAGTGTTTTTTAACTGAGTTTCTGATAATGCTGTCTGTAACATCTTGCTTGATATCCTGTGACCTATCGAAACCCATTGGGTTCCTGTTAATCTCACCTATGCCTTGGTTAGAAGTGAAAATGAAAATAGATTCTGTAAAATCTAGTACCTGTCCCATGTTATCAGTACAAGTACCATCATCTAGTAACGAGAGGAGGAAATCATACAGCTTGTGGTGCGCTTTCTCAATCTCATCAAAGAGGAAGACCCATTGATTAGATTGCTCTGCTTTCTCAGCTAACAAGCTCTTATCCGTATGTCCCACATAACCTGGGGGAGAACCAATTAGTTTTGCGTACTCATGTCCTCCTGCATACTCCGCACAGTTGATCTTATAGAAATTACCACTAAACCTCTCACCGAGAAGTTTGCCTACTTGAGTCTTGCCCACACCTGTAGGTCCGACAAACAAAAAGGAGGAATGTCCAGATAACCCCGAAGCCATAAGTTTAAGAGACTTAATAATAGCGTCCAATGCCTTTCTTTGGCCTATGATATTATCTTTGAAGTATTCCTCTAAGTTATTAATATCCTCGATGCCAGAAAGGGAAACATTTAATCCTGCCTCCGTCTTTATGTGCATCTGGTCTTTGATATGCTTCAAGAACTTTCTCTCAACTCCAGATAGGAAGGTGTCTGTGTTCAAATCTTGACAGATAAACTCCAAAGCAAAAGGGGGATACAAACCAACAATAGCGTCATAAGCAGCATCTACCGAGTCACGAAGTCCCATCGAATCACTATCTTCGAACAGACCAAAGAAAGCATCAACATCAATCATAAACTTTTTAACAATAAAAGTTTTGTAGTCCTCAATCTTAATGGGCTTGTCTTCCTTAAGAATCCTAGCCCTAAGAGAGTTATATAGTTTTTGCTCCTCGCCTAAAGTATATCCTTTTACAAAAAGGACTAAATCAAGTTCAGGACAAACAACACGATATGTTTTTTTATTACTCATTTAGTAAATTATCTAACTCATTAAATACAGAATTCTCTGCACCTTTAGTTGCTTTAGTTTTGGTTTCTGCGGAATTTTCCTCCATCTTAATCACAAGATTAAGAATCTTTACCACATTATTTTTAGATGCTTGAGCCACCTTAAGGGCATCAACCATTAAACTTTTAGCAGCAGCATCTTGCGGGTTTGCATCTACCATCTCTCTAAAAAATCTATGAGCCTCCAAGGCTAGGCTTCTATCTTCTCCAGCCTCGTCAATGAGTTTTTTGGCAATCCTTTGAACTCTAGTGGGTCCAAGAATTGAGTTTTTGGGAATATAATTTGTAGGCATATCTTTAGTTCTCCTTAGTATCTAGGGTATCTAAAGCATTTTTATGAACATACCAAGTAATCAGATCGCCCCACTCTTCAAGTGTGAGCGTCAACCCAAAGGGTTTCCAAGGCAGCTTAACATCACCGAACATCGGTGCCCCCTAGTAGCTCAATGCTGGTTAAATGAACATCCTTTATATCAACCCCAACAGGCATACTAAAATCAGCATTTATTTCTTTTATAGTTTGAACAATATCAAAAGTATAAGGATATTCCATTTCTAGATCTAAATGGATCCTAACTGTTCTGTTGATAATATCCTCGGCCCTATTTTTAGCAGTAAATTCTACCTTAGTAGGTTCTTCCTTCTTTTCACCCCAGATCCAGTTCATTTAACGCTTCCCATTTGTAAATTTTTCAAACTCAATATCATCAAGTTCGTACCACTCATCTAAGTCTTCAGGCTTATCCTTTGAGCTATCATAGGAAACTCTAGTATAGGTTTGACGAATCTTTCTGTTATTATTTTTATTTTTTTTTGCGAATTCTTTTCTAGAACCTGCGCCATCTGAATATTTTTCTTTCATGAGAAAATACCGTAAGTGTCTTCGTCCTCGTCCTCTTCCTCATCTGATTTAAATATATGAGATACCTGTGCTAATGCCATAGCTACATTACCTTTTACGGGGAAGGATAAAGAAACACTTTCTGAGTCAGAGTCCCAAAACATTTTAGCACAGGAAGGATTCTCTTCCATCATGTCATAAACTAAGTTATAT